ATAACCCTACTAATGAAGAATTTGTCCCATTAACTGACAAAACAGTTCTGTTTACGGTTGTATATAAAGGACTACTGATACCAACGCCAATGTCTCCATTACCTGTAATACGCATACGCTCTACATTGGAAGTGCCAGACCAAATATGGTTAATAATATCAGAGCCATTATTAGTAATTTGATAGCCATTGGTAACACCATTAACCCCAAACAAAAAAGCAGTTCCATTTTGGCCTGAAGCTGATACGGCATAAATTGCACCCGCTACGATTTCTGATTGGGCAACTTGAAATTTTGCAAGCGTTGGGCTTGTTTCACCAATTCCTACATTGGCAGAGGAATTAATCCGCATTGCTTCCACACCACCTTCTGTAAAGGCAATAGTGTCGGCTGCTGGGAAAAAGATACCTGTGTTGGTATCGCCAATGTTTGTAATGGAAGGGGCTGATACTGTGCCGTCTGCAAAACTGGCTACTCCGCTAACGGTTAAGTTGGTAAAAGTGCCATCTGCACCTGAACCTAACAATAGTACGGGGGTTGTTGCAGCGTTACCTACCCATACCTTTTTGTCAGTAATATTGATAGCGACTTCACCCTGCTGTAGGGAAGATGGCGCATTTGTAGCGGTTACGCTATTCTTTAATTTAATATCTGTTGGCATACTAATTTCCTTTAAAATGAACCGCCATCAATAGTCCCAGTTATTTTACTACCTGCAAGGCTAGTAATCCAAGTGGGATCGGCATAACTTCCTGTTGTATAAACACCGTTTGTAACTGTTGCAGCATTGCCACCAATAGATAAACTTGCGGCAGTTCCAGTTAAACCTGTACCTGCACCAGTAAATTGGGTGTTTGCTGTAATGGTCGTGCCAGTAATGGCTAAAGGCGTTGTGCCGCCAATAACCATGTTATTCATTGTTCCAGCCGTAGCTGGGTTAATTTTTACAGTTCCCGTACCAGTAGGGCTTAAATCAACTTGTGCGTTAGCAGGGTTGATATTTATAGCTACATCAACGCTTATATTGTTGCCACCGCCACCGCCCCATTGAAGCTGTGCCGTTCCGCTTGCGTTTCTTAATTGACCGCCAGCAGAATTTAACGCATCAAAATGGGGGCTTACGACTTTAGTCGATGCGGTTAATTCTGTAACGCCAGTTACTACACCTGTATCGCCTACTAAAACTACGCTGTTTTGCAGCAATTTGCCTGTAGTGGTGTCAAAACGGGCTACTGCATTGTCTGTTGCACCTGTTGGCCCTACTACATCACCGCCCAAAGATGGGGCAGTATTGGCAATAGTAAAGTTAGGGTATGTTCCGCTAGTGCTGATTCCTGTGCCAGCAGTCAAAACTACGGTTTGGTCAGGGGCAGTATTGGTTACTGTAATGCTTCCGCTACCTGTAATTGGGCCACCGCTTACGCTTATGCCTGTACTTGCAGTTAAATCAACGCTTGTAACAGTTCCCACATTAATTGAACCGCCAAGGCTTGTGCTTGTACCGTTAATCGTAATAGCCGAATTGGTTAGGCTTGCGTTACCAATATTACTTAAAGTGTTTGTGCTGCCTGAAATAGACTTATTTGTCAGGGTATCTGTGGTGTTTCTGCCTACTAAAGTTGTTGTGGCATCAGGCAAAGTAACCACATGACCTGCGGTAGATACAGCATCAAGCAAGGTAATTGCGTTTGCGGCACTTCCTGAACTTCTAAAGCGAATACCTTTATTGAAGTCTGTGCCATCGCTAATAGTGACTAATCCTGTGCCTTTTGGCTGGATATGCAAACCAATGTTGGTACTTGAACCTTCTGAGGATATATGTAGCGGTACGCCTACACCAATACCGTTCTTAATTGCTACATAATCAGTAGCAGAAGCAGTAGATAGCAAACCAAGCACTTCATTGCCGTTTGCATCTAGTATTTCATTGACTATTGGCGATGTAATGGTTTTGTTTGTTAGGGTTTGTGTACCAGTTAATGTGACTACGGTGCTATCAATAGCAAAAGTACGGTCTGCGGATAAGTCACCACCGCCTGTAAGCCCTGTACCTGCCGTAATTGTGCGTGTTGTTGGTACTGCGCCAACGCTAGAAGCCGTTAATACGACTGCGCCAGTCTGACCGTTTACGCTTGTTACGGCTTCGGTGTTATCCACCTTTTGCCAAACTGTGCCGTTATATACTGCCCAATCGCCCACAAGCCAATCAGTAATCCCGTTAAGGTTAGTATTACCAGCAACGCTGACCACATAGTAATAACCTTTAGTACCAACAGAAGAAGTAAGGGTAGGGGTATTAGTGCTTGCATCCCATGTTCCTTGATAGCTAAGTGCGCCCAATACTGCGGCAGGAAGTTCAGAAACAGGTACTTTACCGCCAGCATCGAGGGTAGCTACGCCATTGGGTGAACCTGCATCCTTAGTAGAAGCTGTGCCTAAACCCGTAATATCCGTGTTCGGAATGGTTGCACTAGCAGTCATTGGCGTAGTGCCAGTACCCTTGACATAGCCTGTCAAAGTAGATGCGCCTGTACCGCCATTGGGTACGCCAAGAACGCCAGTAATGTTAGACGCTGGTAAGGTTACACCGCTAATCGTACCGCCTGTGATGGCTACGGCATTGGCATTTTGCTCTGCCATTGTGCCAAGACCTGTCAATTCATGGGTGTCGTTCCAGTTTGACGGCTGAACGATATTTGGATCGCCAGCGTCAGGAATAGCACTTACAAACTTATGTTTGACTGTTATAGGCATTACTGTACCCCGATGATCTTACCGTCTTGACCCCGTAATACTTGTTTGGGGCGGTTATGGTTCTCGTTTATGGTGTTTACCAAATCACCTAATGCTAGGGTCATTTGCTGATTGCTCATAGCAATAGCGTCAGCAATAGGCTGCATAGGATGTTTCATTGATTCAGCCATATCCATTTCAGTCATGTAGGCTTGTTCGCCATCCGAATCGTCTGAACTAATACGAGCAACTTCGATCTTTGCACCATTGTTAATGTGCGCTAACAAGACCTGAGTATTGCGCTCGGTGTTCATCTTCATCTGAGCAATACGCATTTCCATCTCTGCCTTTTGAGCATTGCGCTGATCTTCAAGCTGGAATTTAAGCTGGTTTTCTTGGGCTTGGTACTCTTGTTTAGCCTTCTCCAACTCCATCTGCATTTGCATTTTTTGCTGTTCCATCTGCATTTGCATCTGTAATTCAGCCTGTCTTGCTTGCATCTTGGCTTGTTCCATTTGCATCTGCATCTGCATCTTCTGTTCTTCAGGGCTTGGTGGCTTGGGTTGGCCTTCCATTTGCTGTGCTTGAGTACGGAACTTATCGGCTGTTTCGTCAATCAAACCTTCCATGCCTTTACCAGCTTTAAATGCGGTTACGCCAAACTTGAGCATCTCCATCAGCAATGGGGTAAGTTCAGGTGCGCCTTGTGCGACTGGTAATGCGGTCTGCATAAAGCTGCTGACTGCGGTCAAGAACTCTACACGATCCTGCTTTTCCTGTTGCTCATCCTGATAAATCATGGAATCGCTAGTCACTTCAATGCGGAAGTTCTTAGCTGGCTCATCCTTCAAAAGCATCAATGCTTGCGGGATAAGTGCTTGATCTTGTGGGGATAATTGCATTGCACCGCTGATTTTGATGATGGTGTCATCGGTAAAGTGCTGGCAAATAATCTGTGCTTTGATCTGCAAAAGAGCGGTAGCAAAGTTCACTACCTCATGCTGCATAGTCTTTAAACGCCCTGAAGCGTTGTTTGACTTAATGATCTGTGCGCCAAGGGTTTCGTTAGGATCGGTTTGACCACGCTGAATATCGGCAATGCCCATAATCTCGTAGATTTGACCCTTAACTTGATCCATAGCCTGATAAGCCATCTGCAAGCCTTCAGCAATGGGTCGAATGTCTACAAGGTTAATTGCGCCTTGTAAGCCACCTTTTTCGCTAAATGCACCGTAATTCTTAACTGGTAGCAATGCGTTGTTCTCGCCTTCCGTAAACAACCGCTGCAAGCTAGGCTCTGCCGCATCGTAAACGCCACGCACTTTAAGAGCATGAATGAAGCCATCAATCCTATCGGCAAGGGTATCTAGCTGACGGGCTTGGTCTTGGTACAGTACATAGTCAGGTACAGGGATTAGGCTGTCTGTTGTAAGGGTTGAGAACATGGGTTTTGGGCAAGGCCAAAAGTTCTCAAGCTGCAACGGATCGTCACGGACATCAAGAATCTTGCCCATTGACTTGGAAATCCAAATCACTTGACCGCTTGTTTTGTCCCAAATCTCATAAATCAATG